GTGCTCCTGCCGAAGATGCACGACCTCATGCGTGACGTTGATTGGACCGACGACGATTTCGTGACTGGCGATCACTGCCAGTTTTGCCCCGTCCTTCTGGACTGTCCCAAGATGCAGCGCGCCTTTGAGGAATACGCTGCCGCAGACGAGGAATTTATTGCCATGCTGCCCGATCAGGAACTCGACCACTATTATTCGATGCGTGAGCAAGCGCGCCGCTTCATGAACGCGCTCGAAGCCACGGTTCACGCCCGCCTCGTGTCGCGTCCTGGATGCATCACCAGCGCGAAGCTGGTCGAGAAGCGCACCAGCCGCGTCTGGAAGCCTGGAGCGCAAGCAGCGCTGCAACAGGCGTTCGGCGACAAGGCGTTCGAGCCAAAGAAGGTCAAGAGCCCTGCGCAGGTGGAAAAACTGTCCACGCTCGGCAAGGCGATGGCTTTGGAGTATGGTTACAAGCCCGAGAGCGCCGGCCTGTCCGTTGCGCCTCTCTCCGATCCGCGGCCGGAAGCAAAGCCGCGAGGCAATGCGACCGTGTTCGAGCAGCACGCGCAGTCCTACGAAGATCAGGGGTTTTGATTATGAACGACCTTTTGAAGTCCGCGCAGGAATTTGAAAAAGATTTCACTGACGCGATGAACACACTACACGTTCTTGCAGCCAAGCATAACTTGCCGGTTCCGCAACTGGTGTTTGGCCCCGAGTGGAGAGCGCCGATCAGGTCCATGTCTTTGATGCAGCGTCAGCTTACGATTTCTGATGGCGAATTCATGGGTGTCAGAATTCAATTCGGCAAATTCGAAACCGCAAAGGTTTTGTATCCTGCATGAAATCCGGCACGGCGGCTTCCGTGCAACAACGATGAAACCAAGGAAAATTGAACATGGCTGAAACTCACCGCTACACGCTCGTCAAGCCCGCCCGTCTGCTTTATTCGTCTGTCACGGCGAAGTCGGCACCGCGCGGCGTCATGAATGCCACGCCGAAGTTTTCCGGCACGTTCGGGATCGAGAAGGAAGATTTCGACGCGATCGTGCAGGCAATGGTCAGCGGCATCACCGCCGAAATGGGCAACTTCTCCGGCAACCCGAACGACTATTATCTGGCCTGCATGAGCGGCACGACCGCTGCCAATCGTGCGATCCAGAAGGCCGATCTGGATGCGCAGGGCAAGAGCCCCGACGAAGCTTTCAAGATCAAGGAGAAGGCCGAGAAGCGCGCCGAACTCTACCGGCCCTATGCCGGCATCCTCACGGCTTCGTCGCAGTATGCGGTCGAACTCGCGAAGCTGGAAGCAGGCAAGATCGTCGACATTCCGGACGAGGAACACGCCCGCGCGCAGGCTGGCAAAGATCTGTTCTATCCCGGCGCCTACGTCGTGCCTGCGATCGCTCTCAAGGCATTCCGGCGCAAGACGCTGGATGCCAAGGATGGCGTGACTGCCTACCTTCAGAATTGCCTTTTCATCCGCAAGGGTGAGCGCATTGCTGGGGGCGGCGGGCCCGACAACAGCCAGGTTTTCGGCGGCTTCGCAGGCTACTCGGATTACGATCCGCTCGCCAATGCGCCGACCGCCGAAAGCACCGCCGAAGCAGACGCTCCGGCTTGGTGATCGCGAGCGCCTAGAGCGTTGGAAGTCCGCTGGCAGACCGGATGCGAGAAGTCTGCCACCATTTTGAGAGGGGAATGATTTCGTGAGATACGTCGTCGCCGACTTCGAAACTGCCAGCCGCGCGGATCTGGTCAAAATTGGCGCGTGGAAATACGCTGCCGACATGACGACCTTTCCGCTGTGCCTGTCGCTCAAGGTCGTGGTCGACGACGTTCCACGGCCGACGCGCGTTCTCAACGAAAAGCAGATGCACGCACTCGATCCCGAATTGATGGAGTTGGCGAAAGATCCGACTGTGATCTTCGTCGCTCATAACGCTGGCTTCGAGCAGGCCATGTGGAAATTCCATATGGTGCCGATGGGCTATCCTGAATTGCCGCCTGAGCGCTGGCACGATACAATGGCGGTCGCGGGCATGAAAGCCCTACCCCTTGGCCTCGACGCGCTCGTGACAGCGCTGGAATTGCCGGTGAAGAAGGATATGGACGGGCACCGGCATATGCTGGTCATGTGCAAGCCCGATCGGCTCGGCGGCTGGTCGCACCACAACGACTTCAACCTGCAACGGCTCTCTGACTACTGCGGAGACGATGCCAACGCGCAATACGGCGTCTATGTCGCCACGAAGGGGCTCGGACCGTCGGAGCGGCACGCCTGGGTGCTGGATCAGCGGATTAACCAGCGCGGGATCAAGATCGACACGGAATTCGTCGACGCCTGCATTGATGTGCTGGATCAGGTGCGCGTGCCGATGGTCGAGCGCTTCCGCGAGTTGACGGGCTTGAAGCCGACGCAGCGCGAGAAGGTGCTGAATTGGGTCAATGACCAAGGCATTGCCCTTGGCGATATGAGAAAGGCCACGCTCGATGCTATTCTGGATCCGGACGACGAATTCGGAATTGAGGATTTTGCAGAGCCACTTCCTCCCCACGTTCACGAAGCCATTGCACTCCGAAGAAGTCTTGCCTCTAGTAGCGTCGCTAAACTTCAGCGAATGTTGCAATGTGCTGGCGGGGATGGGCGAGTTAGATACGCTACGCAGTATCATGGCGCTAGGACGGGGCGGGATGCCGGCCGACTCATTCAGATTCAGAATTATCCTCGTGGGGAGATCGGTGATCGTCAGGGTCTTACTGCCGATATCCTCGCGGACGCGATCCTGACGCGCAACGTCCCCCACATTCAGGAATTGTGGGGACCGGATATCTTCTCGGCGGTGATCTCGTCCCTGCGCTCCTGCATCGTGCCTGAGAAGGGCAAGGTGCTCGTGGGCGGGGACTTCGCCGCGGTCGAGGCACGCAATCTGCTTTCGATGGCTGGACAGCACGACCGCGTCGAGCAGATGCACGCGGGGCTCGACGTGTATTCCGAGACGGCTTCGATGATTTTCAAGCGTCCGATCAATCGCAAAGATCCGTCGATGCAGAAGGAAGGCGCGATCGGCAAGGCGACGGTGCTCGGCTCAGGCTACGGGCTCGGGCCGGTTGGCTTCCGTGCGAGGTTCGCGCCGAAGGACAGCATCGACCTCGCGATGCTCGCCATCAACACCTATCGGCAGGAATTCGCGCCGATGGTGCCGAAATTCTGGTATGGCTTGTGGCAGGCGAGCGTTGACGCCGTCTATTGCGATCTGGCGAAAACCTACAGCTATCAGGGGATCGAATTCCGCAAGGAAACAGACTTCCTCACGATGCGTCTGCCGAGCGGGCGGAAGCTTTGGTATCACCGGCCGCGCAAGGCCATCAGCTACACGCCTGGAGGTGACGAGCGGCCGTCGTGGACCTTCATGTCCTATCAGGGCAAGAAGTTTCGCCGGCATCTGGCGTGGCATGGGATGCTCACGGCCGACTGCATTCAGGGCAGCGCTCGGGATTTGATGGTCGAGGCCATGAAGCGCGCCGAAGCTGCGGGGCTCAACACCATTTTCAAGGTCCACGATGAATTGGTATTCGAGGAATTCGATCGTCCCGATCTGGTGCAGACGGCGAAACAGGTCATGGAAGATATCGAGCCGTGGGCGCGCGAGCGGAAGTTTCGTGTTAAGGCGGAAGTCGAAAAAATGTTGAGGTATCGAAAGTGAAGGGGAATGGGAATGGCTGAAATGAAACTACTGACCGAGGCGGAAGCGCGTGATCTTTATAAGTGCGTGGCGGATGCCAGCGACCTCGTCCGACTACTCCGCAAGCGCGGCATGGTTGCGCCCGAGCCGGTTGACCCGCTGCGCGAGGCTGTGCGTGAAGCGTGGAGGGCAAGGTGGCCTGCGGATAGCGCTAGCTACATTGACCGGTTCACCAAAGAACTCCGCGCTCGGGGCGTGACGGTTCTGGCCGAACGTCCGACGCTCACGCGGGAGATGGTGTCGGAGGTGGTAGAGATCGCCGCTAGGCTGACGCCCATGCGGGAGACATTCGTGGACTGCGTCTACGCTTTACTTGTGGAGCGCCTCAAATGACCCACCGCACAATCTGGCGCAGCAGCCGCCCCGTGGACAATCGCGGCAAGCTTGAACCCATGCGCGCTGTCGAGGCCGAGGCGTGGCGTTTGACGCGGGAACGCTTTCCGTGGCTTTACGAACGAAAGGGGAATGGCAATGGTTGAGGTGACGCAGGTGCTAATTGACCGGCTCCGGTCTGGCGCGTCCATGCTCAAGCAGGCGGGGTTCGCGTTTGACCGTGAGCATAGGGCTATGACTGATGCCGCCGACGCCCTCACCACCGCCCAAGCCGAAGCCGAGGCGCTGCGGGCAGAGGTCGAGCGGTTGCGGGAGGCGTTGGAGCGATTGCTGACGATGCCCGGTGACGTGGATTTGTCCTGTAATCCGCATCAGGCGCAGGTAGATGCTTTGAATGCGCGGCGCAAAGTATGGAACTTTGCCCGCGCAGCACTATCGGAGCCAATGCCATGAGCAACAACACCGAATACAACCTTGGCTTTGATGACGGCCTTGCGTTTGGGAAAGCCGAAGCCGAGGCGCTGCGGGCAGAGGTCGAGCGGTTAAGCTACGACGGCATCCACACCTGCCACGATGGCTGTCCGCGTCTGCCGTGCGTGCAGCGGCGGGAGATCGAGCGGTTGCGGGAGGCGCTACGAGAAGCGCTGGATGCGCTCAAGTTTCAACCATACCGAAACACGAGAACGCTTCTGGTCATTCCTCGCATCGAAGCAGCACTATCGGAGCCAATGCCATGATCATCGCCGGCATCGACCCAGGCAAGACCGGCGCGCTCGCGATCCTGCATCCGGATGGCTCTGCGGAATTCTTCGACGTGCCTCGCGTGAAGCTGAAAGGCAAGGACAAGCCGGCATGGACGCAATGGGCTCGCGATTGGGGGACGGTGCTGGATCTCGCGGCGCCTGACATGGTCGTGATCGAGGAAGTCACTGCACGGCCTGGGCAGGGTGTCACGTCGATGTTCACCTTCGGCCGCACCCTTGGCTTCGTGCATGGGCTCGTGAACGCCAAGACGGATTGCCCCGTCCACTTCGTCACGCCGAGCGTCTGGAAGGCAAAGCTGGGGCTCTTGAACAGCGGGAAGGGTGCGAGCCGCGAGATATGCCAGACGCTCTATCCCGCGACCGCTTCACACCTTGGCAGGGTTAAGGATGATGGCAGGGCCGAAGCTGTATTGCTGGCCCATTACGGAAGGAAATACCTATGATCTACGTTGCAATCGGACTTTGCACGTTCTGCATCGGCTTCATCGCCGGAGCCGTTTGGGCAGCACTAGGGCAGTATGATGAAAACGATTGGGATTATTAAAACAATCCGAGAAATTTAGGTTTGGATTTCTCGATTGCTTCGACGGCTGCGGCTTCGCAGCGCTCGACAATCCCGACCGCTTCGCGGTAGCGCTCATTGGCCTTATCGAGTTGTCCGGTCTGCGCGTCGGCGAATGCGATCCAGTCAGCGACGACGCTTTGTGCTGGCAGGGAGGCACCAGCTACGCCGTCCTTCCACTCACTCGGGAGCAGCCGGCTGCAAGCAGTCGGGGTGCTCACGATAGGCGGGGCGCTGACACAGCCGGTCAAGAGCAAGGCGGTGCAGATTAGGGTCGATCTGCGCGGATGCGCCAGGGGCTTGACGGAATGCACGTTCGTTCTCCTTCGTGATGTAGTCGATATGGCGCTCATATTCGATCGTGCGCCCGACTGTCTCGACGGCATCTTGCCCGCTTTCGATTGCAGCTTCGACGAGATTTTCATTCAGCTTCGCCTCAGTCTTGGCTGTTTTGCCGTCTGCCAAAGTCGCAAACAGCCACCAAGCTGCAAGCGCGATCACGATCGCCGAGACGATGCCGATGATTACGCGGACGCCAAAGGGGGTGAGGCTCCGGAAAAATGTCATCATGGCGCTTTCAGGCACAAAGCCCGCTCCCTCTGGCGGCGCAGCGTGAGCCCAAGGACTTCGCGACCTCCCGCCTTGTTCCAGCGCAGGAAAGCGTCACAGCCGCCTCTCCAGTCGCCGGCGTTGAACCTGCGCGCCGCGGTCGAATTGCAGAAGCCTGTGGTGCCGATGTTGTAGGCCAAGGAAACCGACGCGACGAGGCGGTTCTGATTTTCCGGACGGCGCAAGGCAGGCACACATTCGAGGACCGGCTTGGCGTGTGCGATCAGTTGACGCTCCAGCCGCGCTGTGCAGCCTGCTTCGGTTTCGACCATCCCCGGACGGACATTCTTCGTGTCGCCGTCGCAGATCGTCCAGACGCCGACAATATCGGCATAGGCTTTCCGGTATTGCGGCCCGCTGACGTGCGTAACCACAAGCGCGCCGTCGCGCGTCACTGTGGCCTCGACCTTCCGGCCGCTTTCGTCGTGCGGGATCAGCACCGCCAGCGCGATGGCAGCGGTCGTGCCAACCAGTGCAACAAGCGCACTCTTGGGAGGCAGGTTCGGGTTATGGATCGGCTTGTTCATCTTTGACCTCCGGTTGCTCGATCAGCGCGCCGATCAAGGTCGCCACCACGGTTAAGCCGAGCGTTATGAGCAGCGTCGTGTTACTCGCACCAACGGCGATCTGCACGGCCAAAATGGTCGAGCCGAGTGTGAGAGCCTGAGTCGACATGAATTTGTGCATCCGCCGCCAGTAAGGCACCAGATGCCACGCGCTACGAGGGCGGAACCAGCCTTTCATTTCTTCTGTCCCTTTTTGAGCGCCGGCCCCGCCTTATCGTTGACGTTCTTAAACAGATGCGACGGATGGAGCGGTATTTTTTCCGGTAAAGACTGCAAGAAATTTTTCTTCGGCGCCGAGCCGGTTTTCGTTTTTCTGCTGCGATAATTTTCGTTCCACGCCTTCCATGCGGCGTAGTTGGGGAAGCCCTTCTGCTGCGCCATCGCGTCAAGTCGGGAGACGGGCGTTTTACTTTGGGGCATCGCGGTTCTCCAATTTTGACTCGATCCGATCCACTCTTTCTTCGAGATCGGTGTATTTGGCGTCTTGCGTCGAAATCCAATTCCCTATCCGCTCATCCATGCGGGCAAGCGTCACCTGCATCGTGTTGACGGTCGAAGCCAACCAGAAAAGCCCTGCTGAAACCGCAGCCGTCATGACTCCTGCGATGATGACGCCTGCCCATCTAATCGTCGGAGGAATTTCAGTCACTATCGCTCCTTGCCTTAATTCTGGATGCTGCGACACAAACCGTTCAATGACGGCATCGGCGATATGTTCCTTAACGGTTTCGTTACGCTCAGACATTATTTCATCCGATCACGATATGCCAGTGGGGACCAGTGGCGTGCTTCGAGCGACCTTTTCCGGTTTCGTCGATGGCTTCGACCACATTATACCCTTCGGCCTTGATAGTGTTCACAAATTCGTCAAACGTCATGCCCGAAATCGGGCGAAGATCGACTGCGCCATCTGTGCCGACGTGGAAACTGTCCGGATTTTTCTTGCCTAAGTCGCTGTTTGGATCCCGCAAGTCGTCGGTGATTTGTGCGTCGGGGAACAAGTCCTGGATCACGCGCCGCCCGTAAGGTTCCATATCCTTTTCAGCTTCCAGCGCTGCAAGCAATTCTTCATCCGACATTTGGCTGTAGTCGGCTTCGGCGGTTTCGGCTTCTTCGGCTTCCAGCGTGGCAAGCAATTCTTCGTCTGACATTTGGCTGTAGTCGGCTTCGGCGGTTTCTGCTTCTTCGACCGGCGCCATATCGTCAACGAGTGGGGCAGCTTCAGGAACCTCACTGGCCCCGGCCGATGCCATGCCCGCCATCGCGACGATCTCTTGCAGCACCTTGCCGCCCTCGTCGCCCTGCGAGCGCAGCGCATTGATCGCGCGCTGGGTCATGGCCGGATCACGCGAGAACAGCATGTCGACGATGGTTCGCGACTGGCTCTCGGGGATCGACTTCGCGAGGCGCTGATAGACGCGGGCGATGGCGTTGGCCTTGGTGTAGGCCATCGACGCGGGATTGAGCGCGGCCGCGAGCAGCGCAAGGTCACCGGCCTCGATCTCCGACGCATCGAAACTCGGATCGCGAACCGCGGTCGCAAGGCGGCGTGCGCTTTCGCTCTGAGCCGCAGCGGCGTCGGTGATGTTGCGCGTTGCCGGCACGCCGATATTCTGCGCGATCTGGCGCGCTGCCGTGGGGCTCTCGGCGAGCGTGCGGACCGTGCCGAGCGCGGGGCTCGTGGCGGCTCCAAGGTCGTCGATCAGCGCGCCCCGCTGACCCATCGCACGACCTACGCCGCCTTCCGGCGTCTCGAACACGTTTTCGGACCGGCGCAGATTGCGCAGCGAATTCGGGTTTACGTCGGCCTGCGGACGGATTTCGGCCATCCCCTCGATCTGGCGCGATCGAGCAGCCCAATTCTCGTTCATGCGGGCGAGAGCCGGAGCGAGGTCGGGGATTTTCTCGGCGAGCACCCTTTCCAGATGGTCGGCCGCGCGCTGTGCTGCGCCCTGCTCGATGACGCTGCCCTTGCCAGCCGCAGCTTCCTTGAGCCGTGAAATCATGTCGGTGATCTCGCGAACCGTGATGCCTTGATCGCTCGGCCGGATCTTGGCGAGCCCTGCGGCTGCACGGATGACACTCGACAATTCCGGATCAATCTCGACTTCCGAAATTTCTCCAGGCTTGTCCGGATTGGTTGCACGCAATTCGGTCGGCACCAATTCGCCAACATTGTCGACGG